CACGGTCTGGAAGGTGATGGAGGCTCGCCGTCGGTTCCAGAAGCTCTACGTCGACCTGGATCGCGAGGAGTTCATCCTCGGCATCAGTCCCGACATGGAGATGCAACTCATGCTCGACGCTGAAGCAGCCTCGAACGACGCCTGGGCCAAGATGGTCCTCGAGTGGTTCAAACTGCGCCTCAGTGGCAACCATGAGGCGAAGTTGCTCGGCATCTTCAAGGTCATCACCTCGAACCGGCTGAAGACCGATTCCGGCACCGGAGTCGAGACTGCGGTCGCCTTCGCGAAACGTGCATTCGCCTCCTCGCCCATGAGCGGCATGGAGTCGCACCTCGACATCCTTCCGAAGGAGAAACACGCTCTCCAAGTCACGGCTTACTCCTTCTGGGGTTGCTTCCGTGTCTTCGACGAGATGGTGCTCGAGATCCCCTGCGATCCCGCTCCCTAACCCCTGAACCCGATCCCGCCCCTTAACCTGGGGCGGGATCACTCAACTCACCCAAACCTCATTCACTCAAACTTATGAAATCATTCCTGCCTCACACTGCGCTCGCCGCCTCCATCGACTCCGACTATCAAGCCGGTGTCGTCCTCTCCGGTTCCAGTCGGAACTTCTCGCCGTCCAAAGCCCCTCTGAATCAGACGGTCAAGGACGCTGTGTTCCTCTGGACTGCCAACGCATCCTTCGCGGATGGCGACAAGGTCACTCTCGGTTCTCTCGGCATCCCTGGTGCTCAGATCATCATCGACGAGTGCTCCATTCGCGGCACCGGCACCGTCAATCCCAACGTGAAGTTCACCCTCCAGAAGACGGATGCTGACGGCACCAATGCTGTCGCCCTGTCCGCTCAGTCGGCTCAGATCACTTCGCCTACCGCCAAGACGACGTTCGCCATCCCGACGGCTGGCGACGACCTGATCACCCTCGCTCAGGATGACCTCCTGAAGGTGGTCATCGCCCCAGGCACTGGATCCACCCTGACCTTGGCTGCTACCAACACCTTCGAGGTGGTCGTTCGCTATCGCCTGAAGGATCCGGCGTAACGCTGAAACCATTCCCTGCACGTCGTTGCTGTTGGGTGCGGCGGGATGAGTCCTCATAGACTCTCCCGCCGCTTTTCTTTTAACTCGCTCCACCATGACTAAAACTGAACTTGCAAACGTCGCCCTCGGCATCCTCGGCGAGATGCGAATCACCAACATCTCCGAGAACTCGCCTCACGCTGAGCGATGCCGTCAGATGTGGGACATCACTAGGGACGCTGTGCTCCGTCGCCGTGAGTGGAACTTCGCGACTACCAGGAAGACCCTGACACGCCTCGCCGACGCACCCATCTTCGGCTGGACATACGCCTATCAGTTGCCCGCCAACTACATCAAGGCGATCAAGCTCAACGAAGCCCACGCAGGCACCTCTCAGGCGACGTGGGAGATCGAGGGTGACCTCCTGCTCACCAATGAGGAAGAAGCCAACCTCGTCTACATTTACCGCAACGAGACCGTCTCCGAGTGGGACGACTCATTCAACAAGGCATTCGCAACGGCTTTGGCGGCTGCTGTTTCGCCGTCCATCACGTCATCGATCTCGCTCACCGACAACCTCGAGGCGAAGGCTGAGCGGCACATTGTGAAGGCCGGTGGTGCCAGCATGATGGAGGACCGTCCTCGGTGCGTCATGGCGCACCAGGATTCTGAGTGGCTCAAGGCTAGGGGAGGGGCGCGGAACTGGTAATGAAGATTCCCGTCTCATCCGTCAATGGCGGCGAGGCAACGCCTCTCCTGCTCGGTCGCCCTGACCTCGAGTCGCTTCGTCGCGCATGCGTGAAGCTTCGCAACTTCATCCCGAGAGTGTTCGGCGCAGCCTTCAGGCGACCCTCACTCATGCACCTCGGCATGACGTCCGACCCGACGAAGCACCACCGGTTGATTGACTTCAAGTTCTCGGTTTCCGTCCGCTATCAACTCGAGCTTGGCGACTACACCATCCGGTTCTGGAACGTGTCGACCGGAGCACTCGAAGGCTCGGCAGACACACCCTGGTCGGCAGACGAGATCGACGACGTTAAGTTCGCCCAGGTCAACGACGTCATGTTCTTCGTCCATCCTGAGCACCCTCCCCAGGAACTACTCAGAAAGGTCGACGGATGGGAGTTCCGCGAGGAGGTCTTCAAGTATCCTGCTTTCCGTGACGAAGTGCTTCGGGACGATGACGGCTCGAGTCCTGTCGCTACTGATCTGCTCAGGGTCGACACGACCGTCTGGCCCCAGACAGGGTTCCACGGCAGCACTGGGACCGTCTACACCTTCAGCGTCGGCTGGGTCGGTGGTAGCGGCACCAAGACGGCGACACTGCAACGGTGGACCGGCACCGCATGGTCGACGCTGAAGACCTTCAGTTGGACTGGGACGAGTTACACTAACTCATGGGTCTACACCGTTCCGTCTCCGACCAACCTTCAAGCCGTCCGCATCACCTACTCTGGGCCGGTGGCTTCGACGTCAGGGTTTGCGCGATACTCATCCGCGCCGGTCGGAAGTCCTGGCACCGTCACTCACATGCTCAACATGAACCTCGCAGTCAGCCAGCCTTTGTCGAGGCAGTCTGTCGTGGTCCCTGCCGGAGCCGAGTGGCGGGCTGAGATCGACGCGACGACGTGGGTGCCGTCGACCAGTCTCCTGTACTCAGGTTACTCGCTCACGGTGCAGAGGTTGAGCGGATCCACCTGGGTCAACGTCGCGACCATGCCAATCACGGCTGGGTTGGTGAGCACCTACAACGGGAGCGTCAGGACTTCCAACACGACCTACCGACTGCTCTGGGCAGGTAACCAGTTGTATGGCGGCACGATGGCAATCCAGACCCTGGTCTATTCGGCACTCTCCGACATCACTCTCGCCGTGAGTGCGACGTCCGGATCAAGTCGGACCATGACTGCGAGTGCTGCCCTGTTCAACGCCGATCATGTCGGTAGTCGTTGGCGCATCCGTCACCGGCGCACACTGGCGACCGTATCGAGGGTCGGTGCCGTCGGTGCGTTCAGCGGATACAGCGACCCATTGATGATCAGTAACGGCTACTCCTTCACGACCTATGGGCGATGGAGCGGAACGGTTCACCTGGAGATCAAGCTTCCGAACGGCACCTTCGAGACGCTTCGCTCATGGAGCGGCAACAAGGACCGCAACATCACGGTGGCGGGCAATGTCGCGAGTGGTTCGATCATGCGGATCTGGGCGGAGTCGTGTGATGGGGCATCTGCCAGTGACGCAGCAGTGCCTCGCTTCGTTCTCGAGTCAGCCGACGCCAGTCACGATGGACTCGTTACTGTCACCGGCTACACGTCACCGACGGTGGTCACTGTCGACGTCACCAGGGATCTCTTCGCGACGACGGCGACACGCTACTGGAACGAAGGATCCTGGTCGAAGTATCGAGGATACCCGAGGTCGGTCACTGTTCACCAGCAACGGGTCATTTACGGTGGCAACAAATCGCAGCCTCAAGTCATCTGGGGAAGTGTGATCGGCGACCTTCGCAACTTCGAGACCGGTGTCCTCGACGACATGGGCTTCACTTACCTGCTCGCCGCAGAGGAGAGCAACCCGATTCAATGGATGGTCTCGCTCAACGGTCTCATTGTAGGCACCGAGGGCGAGGAGTGGTTGATCACTGCTGAGCAGGGTGCGATCACACCATCGAACGTCAAGGTCGAGCGTCAGTCTCGCAACGGCTCGGAGTCGATCCAAGCAGTGCTCGCCGAGAGCGCGATCCTGTTCGTCCAGAGGGGCGGGCTTAACGTCCGTGAATACATCTTCGCCTTCGAGCGTCAGACCTACGTCTCGCCCATTCTGACGCAGTTGGTGGAGCATTTGACTCGCTCGGGTATCCGCACCCTCTGCCACACCGTGAACCCCGAGCAGATGCTCTGGGCAGTCACCAACGACGGCAAGCTTCTGTGCTGCTCCTACCGGCGCGAGGAGGAGGTCGTAGCGTGGTCCGTCATCGAGACCGAGGGAGAGGTCGAGTGGGTCTCGCCGAGCTATGGCGACAAGGCTGACGAGGTCTGGGTGATCGTCCGTCGCGACAACACCACCAGGGTCGAGCGCATCGATGCCGGTCACTGGGAGCGCATCGAGAGCGGCAACAGTTGGCATCTCGACGCAGCCGTCAGGGTCACCGGCACCGACCTCACCGAGGTCACCGGTCTCGAGCACCTCGAGGGCAATGCGGTCAAGATCTTTGCCGACGGTTATCGGGTCTCCGACGCCTTGGTCGTCGACGGCAAGGTCACCTTGCCGATTCCCGCGAGCGAGGTTGTCGTCGGGCTGAAGATGACGTCCATCCTTCAACCTTGGCCCATCTTTCTCAACATCGACGACGGGACGACGATGGGTCGCAAGATGCACATCAAGAAACTCACCGTGCGGTTCCACCGGACTGGTGCCGCATCCTACCGCAGTGCTCCTGGCGAGAAGCTCTACGAGATCCCGTTCCGAACACCGCAGGATCCAATGGACGGACCTGTGCCGCTCTTTAGTGGCTTCAAGATCCTGAGCCTCACCGGATCCTACAACGAGGAGACCCAGTATCTCGTCGAAACGGACTCGCCTTTGCCCTTGAATGTTCTGAGCATGGTTCCCAACGTCGGAGTGTATGGTGATTGAAGCACAGAAGCCCAAGGCACTTCAGGTGAGGATCTACGGTGAGAAGATCGGCGACTACCAGACCGTCTCGTCGTGGTGGGAGGCTCGGCACGGTGCTCCGTTGATGGAGACCTTGCTGCCTCCGCTCGGAGTCATTGTGGAGGACGAGAAGGGACCGTGTGCGGCTCTGTGGTGCTATCAGTGCGTCGGCATCGGAGTTTGCTTTCTAGAGTTCCCAATCTCAAGACCTGGGCTCGGTGTATCGGCATCCGTTCGGGCGTTTGAAATGTGCGTCGAAGGTTGCATCAGGATCGCTAAGGCTCAGGGAGACTACTCATTTTTCAGGTGCTACACGCTCCCTCCAATCGCTCGGATCCTCAAGAGGTTCGGGTTTTGGGGTGGTGATGTGAAATGGTTACAAATGACAATCAGAAGGGACTAATATGGGATTAGAAGCAGGAGCAATCATCGGCATTATAGGTCTCATTTCTGGGGCAGTTGGAACCGGCTTGTCCATCTCGTCTGCAAACAACGCAGCCAAGTCCCAGGAACAACTCTCACTCCTCAACGCGCAGGCTCAGACGCAGGCTGCTCGTCAGTCCGGTCGACTGCAATCGATGCAGGCTCAGGTCAACGCCGCTCTCGCCGCCAAGGATGCAGCAGCAGCCAACGCAGCCGCTCAGTCGCTCGAGGCTCAGGCTTCAGTGGTCGGCGCAACCGGCAGAGAAAACACTCGCCGCCAGAGGGCGGAGTTCGCCGTCTTCCTCGCCCGCCAACGCGCATCCATCGCCAAGTCCGGTGTGGTCGACACGACCGGCTCGCCGCTCGCCCTGCTCGAGGATACTGCTCGCGAATCTCAACGTGCCGCAGAGGACACTCTCTTCGACGTCGAGAACCAACGCCGCAGCCTCTTTGCTGACGCTACAGCACAACGCAACACAGGTGTCGCCGCCATGATCCAGGGGCTCGGCTTCAGGGGCGAGTCAGCCGGTGCTCTCGGCCAGATCGGTATGGCTTCGGCCCAGGCTCGCCTCGACTACCTCGGCGCGAGGATGGGTGCCAGTGCGATGAGGAACAATGCCTTGGCATCAGGCGTTAGCCAAGGCGGCTCAATGCTCTACGACGTTTCACAAATGAACTACTTCCGCACCCCGAGTAACTCGGGAGCCGGTCGCAACCCAAGTGTTCCAAAGGATTACTTCTATTAACCATGTCCCAGATCCCACTCGCCGGTCCAGCTAAGCCCATCTCTGTCCAGCCTCAAGGAGTGCCGCAAAGCGGCTTCAGAGGCTTCAGGGTTGAGACGTCACAAGCCGCCATGCGCTCGGTCGGCATGGCACCGCAGATCGACGTCCAGTCCGCTGTGCGAGCCGATCTCAGCGTCGGGTCCATTGGTCAGGCTCTGTCGAACGTCGGCGAGAAGATGAACAATCTGGCGATCCAACAGATGGAACTCAAGAACGTCGAGAAGATCTCCGGATCCGAGATCGTCCTGGCTGAGCAGGGAAGCAAACTCGCCCTCGAAATCGCCAACGAGGAAGATGAGACGAAGTGGGGATCCCTGTTCCAAACCCGTGCCGCAGAGGTTCGCAAGGCACTGCTCGACGACCAGAAACTCTCGCCGAGGGCGAAGGCGGCAATCGAGGAAAAGGTCGCCAGATGGACTGCGTCACGCTCGGGCGAGATCTCCATCTCCTCCTTCCAACGGACACGCCAGAAGGCGACCGAGAACTTCCAGGTGCTGCGAGCCAAGGCTCTGGACGTCAACGATTGGGAGGGTGCCGACAGACCGATCGTCGATGCCGTGAACTCCGGACTGCTCAGCAAGGGTGCCGGTGACATGGCACTTCTCGAAAACCAAAAGGCGAGGAAGGAGTGGCACAAGAAGGAGGCTGGCAACTACCTCAAGCAGGGGCTCGCCACCGGCGACGATAGCTTCATCGCTATGGCGACCGAGAATCTTCGCATGGGTGGTGCCGACGAGAACGACATCAAAACCTTCGAGGCTACCTCGGCCAGGGAGATGAAGACGGCGAAGACTCGGCTCAACAACGAGCGCGAGGCTGAAGTCATCGGCGATCTCCTCCTTCGCAAAGCCCGAGGGACCAAGGACGGCTCGCCGCCCATCCTCAAGAGTGAGGTCGATCAACTCATCAAGGACGGCATCATCGACAAGAGGACCGGTGCCTACTTTACCGACGTGACGACCGAGATGGCTGGCGTTCCAGACGACATCATCAACCCGCTTCTCGATGAAGCCTCCCTCTACGATCCAGACGACGACGAGAACTTCTCGAAGCAGAAGGAACTCATGAAAAAGGCGAGCAACATGTCGCTGTCACCAGCACAAACGCAGCAGTTCATGAACGTCTTCAGCACGGCTCGAGAACAGAACCTCGACGCCAACCGGAAGTTTGAGACTGCGGCACTGGTTGGAGCGAGGAAAGTATTGGACGAAGCGGTCAGCAGGATCGGGGCTGAACGTGTCTGGACACCTCACCTCGCTGGAGCATTGACCGACGTTGAGAAGCTCCAGAAGTTCGGCATCGCAAAGCCCGTGGCTGAGAAGATCCGCGCCCTCATGGGTAAGGATAAGAACAAGAAGGATGTCGACAGTTCCGTCATTAATGAGGACGGCAAGAACGTCACGGTGTCGAAGAACTACGCCGAGGCATTCCGACTATTTAAGTCGAGCGCGACGACCCGACCCGATCAGGCGTCGTCTGGCCTTGATGAGTGGCAGTATGAACTTTTCAGGAAAGCAGCAGACTCCGATGCCGACGGCACGATCATCGACCGTGACACTAAGCTCAACAACATCCTGAACACGCCAGTCATGCGTGATCAGTTGGACCGGTGGTTCCAGGGTGAGGTGAAGAAGAGCGGACGCTACCCAACCGACATGGAGCTGAAGCAGAGGTTGGGGCAAATGCTTTCAGGTGCTCATCAAGCCCAGGCTGCGTCGAGGTTCACTTCGCCGGTCATGAAGACGGTGGAGAGTCCAAATACGATGATCGATGACGGACCCCCCGCTCCTGCGCCAACAGCACTGATCGACTTGCCACCATCACCCACCGGCTTCGGCGTGACCACCAAGACTCGCGACGAATTAAGTGCCTCGAGCGTCGGATCACGTCAGGTGTCGCTCGACTTCAACGACGCTGAAAACACCGCAGCCAAGGGCATCGAGATTGTCATTCCTGACGACGCCACAGACGAAGAGCGGGCTGCTGCCGAGGACTACGTCAACGAGACGCAGAGGTTCTTCGCTAAGCACGGCGTCGATGTGCCGGTGCGAGGGGTCAAGACCAGGAGCGAGAACGGTCGAGGGACCGTCGGTAGGTTCCACACTGAGCCGTTCTTTGTTGGCGACAAGGAATCGGTTGCGGCGATGAAGAAGGATCCCGAGGGTTACGCGAAGGTGCTTGCTGAAACGCTCGGGCGGATCGGCGGGATCACCTTTATTGCGCCTCACAAAACCAATGATCCAGGGGCAACTCGAGGATCATTGAATGAACGTGATTTCGCTCGCGAATACATCCTTCCCAAGCTCAAAGAACTCGCCCCATAATGACCAACAACTTCATCGACATCGAGACGGCATCCTCAGACTGGGATGGGTGGCTTCAAGCTCAAGAACCTGATCGCCGCCAAGCCGTTCAGGACGCATTCACCTACAGCACACCGGAGACCATCGAGGCTGACCGCAAACGGTTCCTCTCGGTGACCAGGATTGCTCAGGAGACCGGCGTCGATCCATTCGATGTCAGCACCAACTTCGAGAGCCATTATCAACCGCAGTTCGCAGCCGCACTCGGCAAGCCTGAACTCGGCACCGACACCAACGCATTGTTCGGCGAGTTGGTCTCCCGCGACCGCAAGGCGAAAGAGAAGGCGGATCGCAGGAAGTTCGCAGTGCTCAGTGCCGCTCAATCGGCACTCTACAGTGACAACTGGCTCGGTGAACTCTCTCGGTTCGTTGAGGCGAAGCCCGACATGGACGAGGAGGAGCGACTGGCTTGGACTCAGTCGTTCACTAAATTTGACGACGTCCTTCGTGACCACCGTGAACTGCTCGGTGCTTCGTCGAAGGCACTCGAGAACATGGGTCGCAACAACCTGACCGGCGAGGATGAGAAGGTCATCGAGAACCTGCTCGACGTCGTGGCAGGCAAGGAGGGTCAGGACCGTGAGATCCTCATGGAAGCTATCCTGCTGGGTGCCGAGCAAGCCGGACAGAGGGCGAAGGAGAACAAGGGCAAATCGGGCGAGGTGGTGCCGGAGGCTGACGGGATCCCATCCCACCTCAAGGATGCCGGTGGTGCTCGAGGTGCCGCAGCAACCTTCGGTGGGGCTGCTGTTGATTTGCTCGAAAGTATGTTCGTCCGAGGTGGTGCTCTTCAACAGTCCTCACTCGCTAAGCTCGACGTCTCTCGGGTTCCGACCGACGAGAAGATCGACTCGCCTGAGAAGGCTCGCGAGGTGGTCGATCAAATGCTCGACGCCCAGTCGATGGATAGGGCAATCGAGACGCAGAGTTTCGATTACTCTACTGAGCCGCCCGAAGCTCAGGGTCGTGTCGCGACCGAGGAGGAGGCTGCTCTGCTCAAGGACGAGATCAACAAGCAGACGTCGCGCATTAAGATCATGCGCGAGTTCAAGAAGATGGCTCGAAAGGCGGATCCATTCGACACCTCGGTCCTCGGCACGATGGCAAGCGGCACGGCTTCGACCCTGACCCTTGCCCTGCCCCTCGCTCTCGGTCCTGCCGGTGCGATGATCGCAGGGGCTGGCTACGCGAACATGGAGACGGAGGAGTTGCTCACCGAGTTCCCTGACATGGACCCAGACGCAGCCGCCAACGTCGGCATTTTTAGCGGCATCCTCCAGGCTACTATGGACAAGGCTACCCTCTTCGGGTTGAGCAAGTTCGCGCCAAACGTCAGGCAGATCCTGATCGGCAACGGCACCAGGGAACTCGTCAAGAAGAGCATAGCGAAGGGTGCTGCTCTTACTATCTTCGAGAACGCCGTCGAGTGGTCCCAGGATCTCACGACGCCGGTCGTCCAGCAACTGATGGCCGACCTCACTCAGTCAGTCCCTGGAGTGGACTGGCAGAAGGAATACAAGGAGTTCTCTGGATCCCGACTCGACGTCTTCATCGGCATGCTGCCCCTCATGCTGCTCGGTATCGGAGCGAACACGGCACTCGACCGCAACAAGCAAAGGGTGCTGCTCTCGGACGACACGACGCTGAGAGAGATGGGCATCGTGCAGGAAGATCGAGTCGCTGTCCTTGAAGCCGCCGCAAATGGAGACATCGAGGGTGCCAATGCTGTGCTCAATGCCGCTATGGACAGGCGTGATCCCGCTCTCGCAGCCGAGGCTGGCAACGAGCATGCGGAGCGTCAGATCGCCGCCTACCAGTTCCAGAAGCGTCAGGTCGAGGAGGCTGAGCGTCGTGGTCTCATCCCT